ACTAACGAGCAAATGGATGTTAACCCAGAGCGCTCGATATGGGTAGCTATTCAGGATTATACAATAAGAATAAATAATAGTTAAATGGATTTTATACTACAAAACTGGGAGCCGATTTTACTCGCTCTGCTGGTAGCTGCTAGGGCTATCTTCTCATTAATGCCAAGCGATGCGCCTGCTGTTAAGGTGTTTGGTTGGATTGATACACTAATTACGACGCTAGTAGGCGGAGATAAAAGAAAAAAGAAAAATAAATAATTTAAAAAATGGCACAAACAACAGGAATAATTAATGGTTCAGACTTAAGAATCATGGTTGCTGCTGAGGGCGGAACAGAGTTAATTGTAGACAACTTAACAGACTGCTCTATTTCAGTAACTAACGAGATGAAGGACAGCACAGTAAAAGCTAACGCTGGGTACAGGGCTTTACTTCCGGGCATGACTTCAGCAACAATGAGCTTTACAGCTTTATATGCTACAGACTCAGCATCAGGAACAGGCTTTGAGGCTCTTAATGGTTTTTTAATCAACAAGACAAAATGTGATTTTAGATTTACACACGTAGTAGGTCAAGCATCAACAGAAAATGACGGAGATTTCCGTTACCAGGTTAAGGGATATATTGAGAGCTTAGAGCTTTCAGGTGGTACTGAAGACAACGCTACTTACACGTGTTCAATCCAGATTGTTGAATCAATTGTGAGAGAAGTAATACCATCTTAAACTTATGGATATAATCATTGCAGGCGTAACGTACCCTATGCGAGCAAGTATGAGAGCTTGGAGAAAGTTTGAAAAGAACACAGGCGTTAAGGTTACTGAGGTAGATACTTCAGACATTACTTTAATCCCTGAGCTTATTTTCTACTTTGTCGAAGAAGGATGTGAGCATAATGGTATGAGGTTTACAATGGATGTTGACAAGTGGCTGAGTAAAATAGAGGTAAGTGATTTGCCTTTATTAGTTGAGGCCATGACTGAGGTGATGGGAGGTAAACAAGACAAGAAAAAAAAAGCGAAGAAAGGCAAGAGCCTTTGACGTGGAGTAGGGTAGAGGAGCTGGGGCTAGGTCTATTAGGTCTAACCCCGGACTCTCTCTACTTATTAACGTTTAAGGAATTCGGCAACGCGGTTAAGGGGAAGCGAGAAGTCATTGAAATGGCAGAGCGTTCTAGTTGGGAACGCGTAAGGTGGCAAACGGCAAACCTTTTAAACGTACATACAAAGAAAGGCACTAGCATCAAGCCAAAAGATTTAGCTGTCTTTCCTTGGGAAGAAAACGAGCAAAGCAAGGAAATAAATACGGGTTTTGCATTATTAAGAAATTTAGCTAATAAGAAATAGAGCATGGCGAAGTTAGGAGATTTAGTAGTTAATATAGGAGCAAACACTACGCAGCTTAATAAGGATTTAAAGAAAGCGCGTAGAGAGTTGCGCCGTTTTGGTGACGGCTTTAAGCAGCTAGGCGAGAGCATGACTAAATCTATAACTTTGCCTCTTACTGCTCTTGGTGCTTTAGCTGTCAAAAGCGCGTCAGATTTAGAAAAATTAGAAACCAGCTTTATAAGTTTAACAGGCGGAGCTAAACAAGCTGCCGACATGATGCAGCAGCTTAACGAGTTTACTGCAAAAACTCCGTTTCAGATTGAGGCTGTAGGTAACGCAGCAAGGCAGTTAATAGCTTCAGGTACTGAGATAAGCGAAGTAAACAACCAGCTACAATTTTTAGGTGACATAGCAGCAACTTCTGGCAGTGAGATAAACGAGATAGCAGCAATTTTTGCTAAGGTTAATGCCAAGGGCAAGGTTGAGCTTGAAAACCTAAACCAACTAGCTGAGAGAGGCATACCGATTTTTACAGCACTAAGCGACGCGACAGGTTTATTACCTAACGAATTAGGAGCAGGAGCAGTAAGCGTAGAAGAATTTAATGAAGTTCTAAAAAGTTTTGCAGATGAGGGCGGATTTGCTGAGGGTGCTATGGAACGCCTTAGCCAAACGGCATCAGGTAAATTTAGCACGGCACTAGACAATCTTAAACTAGCAGGCGCGGAGTTGGTAAAAAGCTTAATGCCTGTTTTAAAGGATATTATTGATAGTGTTACCTCAATGGCTCAGAAATTTGTTGCTTTAGATGATAACACAAAAAAAATTATTTTAGCAGTTGGCGGTTTTGCTGCTGCTTTAGGGCCGTTGCTTGTTGTTATGCCTAAAGTAATTGGTGCTATAAAGCTATTAGGTGCTACTTTAAAGGGGTTAAATCCTGCCTGGGTTGCTGCTGCTGCTGGTGTTGCATTAGTTACAAAAGCCTGGGGAGCCTTTACCAAAAAAACCGACAACGTAGAGGACACAATAAAAAACCTCAATAAACAAATAGCTCAAGAGTCTATTGAAACCAAAATTTTATTTGATAGAGTTAAAGATGTTAATCTACAGGAAGGCAATAGGCAAAAGGCTTTAGAAAAATTACAGGAACTATATCCAAATTATTTAGGTAACTTAGACTTAAACAAATCAACCTTAAAAGACATTGAAGATGCAGAGCGTAAGGTTATAACTGCAATATCTGATAGAGTTAAAGCTCAAGTACAAGCTTCAGCACAAGCAAAGGCTTTACAATTACAAGTAGATTTATCTGAAAAATTACTTGATGCAGAACTCAGCTTGAGGGAGCAGGGATTTGACCCAGTAGCTTTAAAATTGTTTTTTGATAAGATAAACAATCAAGTTGCACGATTAGCAGCAGGCGAAATTGATGCGGTTGATTTTGGTAATTTCTTTTCTCAGCTTACAGAAAAAGGTCTTGGCGCAGAACTTGGCGACCAGCTTGATATTTTTGGAGTTAGCATAATACCAGCGTTTGCACAAGCAATTGAAGACGCTAATAGACGTTTAGAGCTTATTAACTCAACGATGTCAGACACTGGCGACGTTGCAGCAGATACTGGCGAAGTAGTAGAGGAATCAATTGAGGATGTAAACAAAGCTGTAAGTGCTCCAATAAATTTACAACCTATAGACAGCTCACCAATTAAAGAACTTGCCAACGATTACGATACCTCTGCTAAAACAATAGTTGAATCTACCGGCACTATTTTAGAGGCTTTTAATTTTACAGCTGACAGAATTAAATCATTTACAGAATCAATGAATGATGCAATTGCTGGGGTTGCTCAAAGTTTTATAGAAAGCTCATTAGATATGGTAGCTGCTGCTATGGTAGCAGGCCAACCAATTGAAAACTTTGGAGCTAATCTAGTCGGGGCATTTGGAGAACTAGCGCAACAGCTTGGTAAAATTGCTATAGGTTTTGGTATAACAGTAGATGCCATAAAAGAAAAGCTATTAAAGAATCCTAAGCTAGCAGTAGTGGCTGGTATTGCTTTAATGGGATTAGGAAAACTTGCATCAGCAGCAGCAGACAAAGCTATATCTGAAAATATGCCAGCTCTAGCTGAGGGTGGCTTGGCGTTTGGGCCTACTACTGCATTAGTCGGAGACAATAGAAACGCTAGCATAGACCCGGAGGTCATAGCGCCCCTCTCTAAGCTTCGTGATATGCTTGGCGGTAGCACTAGCGTTCATGGTAGAATTTCTGGAGATGATATTTTAATTAGTAATTCTCGTGCTATGCGCGATAGAAACAGGTTTGCATAATGGCAGTAGTCTACGCAGTAAGTGAGTTCACTGATGAAAAGGGAACGGATTGGAAAGTTAAAATTGTTGACGGCACAATTAGCACAGGCGACTTAAACCATGCTTTTACCCTAGGGCCTGACGGCTTTAGACTTACTTATGATTTTGATAATTTTGATAGAGCAAAGCCTATTGTTGGTAGCAGAGTGCAGATAACACTATTTCACAACGACAGCTTAGACACTGAATTTAATACGCTATACTCAAACCTAGATAGCGCAGAGGAGGGCACGTATAGAATAGAAATATACCGCGACCAAGATGGCGTAAATGAGTGCTGGTGGGTTGGCGAAATATTACCTGAGCAAACTATTATTCCTGACCAATACCCAAGCGCACCTGTAACGCTTACAGCAGTTGACGGCTTAGGTAATTTAAAAGGCATAGATTACAACAATGCAGGAAGTGCTTACACGGGTACAGACCAGATTACTGGGCACTTATACAATTGCCTTAGTAAAGTTCACTCTGCAAATTTTTGGGGAGGCGGTGACGTACTTTGCTATTTTTTTGAAGATTTTATAGGCAAAGAATATAAAGATTATGTAGGCTCATCACAAAAGCAACAATTAGATAATGCATGGGTAAAGCACGAAACGTTTTACAATATAGACGATGAAGGTGTAAAGCAATATTTTAATGCCTATGAAGTCTTAGAAAGCATTTGTAAAACTTTTAACAGTTTTGTTTTTATGGCTCAGGGGCGCTTTTGGTTTGTGCCTTTAGGAGCTATTCAATCTCATGGCTCTAATGGTTTAGACATAGCACACGAAATCAGAGGGGGCGGAGTAGTATCTTATAACACTTCAGCAAATGTAACTTTTAGCCAAGCCTTTGGAAATAATAGCTCAGACTTTGAAAAGTTAGCAGGTTGGGAGCGTAGTAGTACGCCAGCATTTAAAGAAGTTATTAGAACTAGAGATTATCAAGGTGATAAGCCTTATTTATACAGGGGAAACTATACGCCTGGAACTTTATTGAGCGATGAAGATGCAGCAAGGGAGTCAGGTACTCAATTTTTAATTAGTGGACGTTTAAATTATTACACAGCAGGTATAACAGGTTACACAGGTCAAGACTCAATTGCTAGGGTTAAATTAAGTATTACGGCAAGGGTAGGCGATGCTGGTGGTACTGATAGGTATTTAAAAAGAGTTGCAACATTTAGCTCAGCAGCACAGGATTATTTTACAGTTGGAGCAGATGCAAACAATTATTTTTATTATACCCCACAATATGAAGACCCTACATGGGACGCTTCAAGCTCTAGCCGTTTAGAAATTATATGCGAGCCTTTTGATGTGTCTGTAGGTTACGCTTTAAATGGTACTGCTTACATATATACAGGCAACGAATTTACATTTGTTACGGCAGGCATACCAGC